ATTAACTCTTTTTCACCTGTCTGAAGCATCTGCTTAAGGCGTTTATTCTCATCCAGGATGCTTTGCGCCGCTGCTAAAGCCTCTTGTTGCTCACGCAGAGCTGCTTCTTTTGCCCTACGCTCGTCGTGCCAAGCTTTTTTGTATTGTGTAAACTTATCCTTTACATTTTTAGAATAGTCTTTGGACGTGTCTGCGGTCTCAAGTTCTTCTTTAATGTTGTCAGGAACGGGGTCGCGGTTGCGGTCAGCTGGTGGGGTATCATCAACTATCTCAATGTCAACGTCCAACGAGCCTTCATCTACCTCTTCCACTACTTCATTTTCCGCAGAGTCTTCTATCTCGTCTGGGAATTTATATTCGTCAAGTTTTGCCATGTTTTATCTCCTAGATAAATTTGCGTTTAATGCCCCGAGGGTCTTCAACTACAGCCTCTACGGAGTCATCATTAATAATGCGGAATTCCCGATCATGAATGACCAAACGGGTGCCAGCATTGGGCCTAACAAGGATAAAATCACCCTTTTTACACCATGGTCCGTTAGGGAACCTAGTTTTGTCCGTGTAGCAATCAGGACCTAAATCAACCACAAACAGCACTGCGGTTAATAGTTCGTCATGCCTACGAGTTTCGTCTGACTTAATAATGCCGCTGTCAAACGCCTCTTCTGCTTCAGGAATAGCACACAAAATACGGTAGCCTTGCGGTTTAGGTAGTTGTGATGCTCTTTCTTCTGCTTCTTTGTTCAAAACTGCGCTTAAATCTACTGCTTTACTTAAATCCACTACCTGTTGGTCACTCATCCGAGTTCTCCATTGCTTTATTAAGGTCGGTTATGTAGTTACGTGCAGTAAGGAGACCTCTCACCTCGCCACACACTTTTTTGTACTCGTCGTATGTCTCTACGCGACCATCTGCGAGAGCTTCCTGGAGTTGCAAAACTTTGTCGTCAATTTGACGTTTTATTACATCAAAAGCCTTATCAGCTTCCATTATTTACCTTTCTTTGTCTGCCGTGCAAGGGTAGTTTGATGTTTTATCATCTCTAACCCCGCTTTTTGCCCCTCTACACGTTGAGAAGACTCTCTACTTTCTCTGTCAGCTAACATCTTTGCGGCTGTTTGCGCGCCAGCTGTTTGTTGTTGGGCCTGGATTCTCTCCCGCTCAACTTGGATTTGCTCTTGTTTGAGCTGTGCATCAATAAGGTCTTTTTGGGCCTTACGTTGCTGTTCTGCAGCTTTAATCTGCAATTCTTGCTGCTGCATCTGGATCAGTGGGTCTTGCGCCTGCTGCTGAGCTTGTTGCTGCTGGGCTTCTTGCTGGTTCTGAGCCAACAACTGCTGAGACGCTGCTGCTGCCATCTGTGCCACTTGATCCGCCATTTCTGGAGGCATCTGTACTGGGTCTTCTCCATCTTTAGGTAACGGAGGAAGCTGTACGCCCATCTGTTTCTCAATCTGTAAGCGGTACTCCATACCCAAATGTTCTGCCACGTGTGCAGATAACGCAGACTGGATAGCTTGCGCCATCTGTGGGTTTTGAGATACAAGCTGCATAATCTTTGGATCTTGCGCAGCAGCCATGTGTACAGCAATATGAGCTTGGTGATTCTGCTCAATAAATGCTTTGACAGGCTTGTTTGTAATTAGGTTCTGATTCTCTGTTACAGGGTCAGTTGGCTTCATATCATCCGCCATCGGTACCAGCTTCTGATAGTTCTTGATCCCAAGCACGTCTAACATCTGGCGATGTAACAGTGGTAGGTCATATAACTGTGGTGCAGTCTGAGCTAACTGTAGAGCCGCTTGATACTGGACTACTTTTTGCGCCATTGTTGCTGCATTTGGGTCAGAAACTGGAAGCACGTAGACCATGTCATAGTCTGACTGCTTAGCCATGCGACTACCTTCTTCTGGCTCATAGCTGTACTTAGGAGGCGTGTAGTCGCGGATAATTTCTTTTAGCAGGCGGAACTCTTGCTTCATTGAGTAGTGAATGCGTGCTTGAATTGCACTCATCGACTTCAATGTCCGCTCTAAAATTGCCAGCGTTGTTCCTACAGGCGCATTAGCGCTCATATCCGATGCGTTTAATTCGGTAGAACCAGCAAATCTACGCCCTTCGTCTACGATTGTTCCTAATAAACTATAGAGAACCTGACTTGGCTCCTTGTATGGTAAGGGCAAGATGTTATCCCGCATAGTTCCGCTTGGAACGTCTACGTCACGGAACTCACCTGGACTAATTGGGGTGTCGTCACCTTTTATACGTAAGCCACGAGTCTTGAAGCCGCCAGGAAGATTAGAGAGAGTCCCTGCATCAACCAATTGCCGAATAAGACTAGTACCAGACTTAGCAAAAGCCCCAATGAGATGAATAAGGCCAAAGCAATAAAAGCCAAAACCTGGAATGTAGCCGTAATGAACGAAGTGATTGCGTTTTTTACATGAGTCATCTTCTGGCCTCCAGTTGCGGCGAATAGCTAAGACAGTATCAGTGCCTTTCTCGATTGTTACCACGTACGGTAGTGCAATCCCCGTAGGTTCACCGTCATCGTCTTTGTGCTCAAAGCCTGGAATGTCCAGCTCAACGTGCATCTCAAGTAATTTAAAACGATCATCCGTAGTGGCTCTAAAGCCCATCTTCTCAGCAATCTTCTTCTCTACCTCGTCCATGACTTGAACTGGATCGCCCAAGTCTACGTCTCGGTAAAAACCTTCATGCTGCAAGCGCCGTACATCGTTTGCTGTCTTACGCATCACATGCGTCACACGCTCCGCTGCCTCTAAGCTAGAAGCTCCATAGGGGACAACTACGTCTTCTGCTGGGCAGAACATACTCACTTGACGCTCTAAGTGTGGGTCATAGTAAACCTTCTTAAACGCGTTACCCGCAAGACCCAAGCCCCACAGCATGCGCTCATGCTCAGGTCGGTATTCTTTCATCACATCTGTAATCTGATAGTTCATGTCCTGCTGAACTCGCTCAGCCGCTTGTTTTTTCTCGGGGGTTTCTTTGCCAATAATCTGTGTCTTGACTGGTCCCGCTGCGGGGAACGTCTCCATCATAGTCTCGGCTTGGAACTTAACAAGGGCTTCACTTAGCATTGGGTGATATACACCGCAAGCACCTTCCCATGGCTCAGATCGCTCTTCGATTTTCATACCAAGTAGCTCTAAGCCGTCAACGTAAGTTTGGATCCAATCTTTACGAGAGCTAATGTCTGCGTCGTAGTCGCTTGTTAAATCCGAAGCAAGAGTTTGTAATACATCGTCAGGAATAACTTCAGCTAAGTTTTGGTCAAAGTCGTCTTCGTCTTCACTTTCTTCAATCCGCAGTATTGGTTCACCGTCAATGCCAATCTCAACTGACTCAGGGTCTTCAATAGTTATTTCTAACGCAGGCTCATCACCCATTTCTTCAGGATTTAATTCATTGAGACCCAAAGGGGCTTGTGAAAACGACTTATCTATTGCCATAATCTATCCTTAATAGTACGCTGCTTTTTTGCGGTACTTATATAACATGTCTTCTTCGGGTTCGTCATTTGGCAGACGGATAAATCCCCCCTGCCTGAATCTTAACAGAGCCAATGTAGTAGAGTCTACCAAGTCATCGTTGGTCCCGCTAGGAAAATCGTTGCATTCTTCAATTACTTCTTTCGCCCACCTGCGATCTGGTGCCCAGACAACCCCACCTGCAAATAGATCCGACACCGCATTAACGCGAGCAATCTTGTCTTGCCCTTTGCCAGGAGTGAACTCCCCAACTGGGATGCCCATCCGCCTAAGCTCTTGGTACAACGCCGCACCGTTGGATTTTTTCTCAACCATAAACGCATCTGGCTGCCATTCTTTGTATTCTTGCAGACAAAGCTCTTTTAACTCAGGAAACTCCAAACGTTTCTTAATAGAGTTAAGTAGGATGATGTTGTAGTTGTTGACTTCTTCGTTAAAGAAGACGCCCCATACCGTAAGTGCGTTGTAGTCAGCTCGGTTTGTTGCTTCTTGAGCCGCGTCCAGCGACATAATCGTAAACTCACACTCAGGTGGGTCTTCTTTCCCCCAAATCTGCCACCATTCCCGTTTAATCAGAGCACCTTCTTCTGACACGGGATT